CTAAGCCATAAAATCCTAGTCCTGGCAGAAACTTGAAGTGGACAAAATATTGGATTTTACTTTTCTTTGGATCATTGGGCGCAAAGTTTCGTCTAATAGACAAAACTTTCCTACTACCTTCTTCGATGGTTACGATGTAAGGCAATTTTATTCCCGTTGGCTCTCCGTCGGGGCCAAGGTCTTCAAATCCTTCTAGGTCTAGATTAACGTGGCATTCTAGAACTGTGTATAAAGGATCTACTCTTTGGGATTTTGTAAGTCCTTCGACTTCTCTTTCTTTTTCTTCTAAATCGTTAGTAACTGTACCAGTTGGTTTAGTTAACTCGATGTCAGAATAAAAACCTGCAGCCATTTGCTTACGCAGATCATTTTCCGACATCTTGATAACATGGATGACTGATTCCGCATCGTCTAATGAGGTAGCCGTGTATGGAACAACAAGATCATCCGCTGGGATAAACTTAGAAACTGCTCTTCCCAATAAATCGTCATAATAAACTTTTTTAAATGTAGAACCTGATAGTGGTAAATAAAATAACATTTGATCAAACTCAGGTTCATATTCTTTCATTTGATCCATGATTTGATAGTTCATAAAGTTTTTAACTCTTTGAGCTTGCTGTTCTTTCATAGGATCAGATGCACCCATAACCATAGTTCTAACAGGTCCATCTGCTGGTAATAATTCTTTATAAGCTAACGCTTGAAACTGTGTAACAGCTTCAGCTAAAACAGGGTGTGTTGCACCACTAGCTCCTTGAAAAGGTTCTGTTCTATTATCGTATTTAAATCCTAATAAACTTAAACCTTCAATGTAAGATCGTTCCCATTCTTTACGGGAAGTTTTGTACTCCATGTAATCGGATTGTAACTGACTACCCATAGCACTTGTATCTTCTTCTGGAAGTAATTCATTTAAGTTTGCAAAATGATCGCCACCTTCTTCAGGCATTGGCATTGCGTTAGGGTCAAAATCAATTGTAGCCCCTTCGTCGTCTTCTGTAATTTCTACTGGTCCCTTACCTAACTCGTCTGCAATATCAACCTCTTCCATTTGCTCTTTTAGAGCTTTATCTTCAGGTCGTTCGTTAGGGAGAGCTTTGTCTATATCTGCCATATATTTTCTCCTAGACTTTCTTAACTTGTTTTTGTGGTAATTTCAACCCCTGTGATAGCGGTCCTTTTTTAGGTGGTACTGACCACCATTTAAAACCAGGATTAGTTTTTTTTACCAATGTTGGATTTTTTTTATTTGTTGGTTTATTTTTTATACTCATATTTACTCCTTAATCCTATTATACCACCTTCTGCTTTTTGGTCATCATAATTAATATATTTAGTTGTATTAACACCCATTAAATCAGGGTTACTTGATTTAATATTTAATAAATCTTCAAATCTAATTAAATTGTCAGGGTCCATTCCTCTTGATAAATTAAATTTATATAATTCTCGTTCATCCATATTATTAATTTGTCTTTGAAGCTCTGCTTTTTCTTGTGGATTCATTGTAAAAATATTATTTTGTAAAAAGTTACCATATTTACCAGAAGTAAAATTAACTTGTCTTTTTTGCATGTCATATGCTTTTTTATTGTCTTCTGCAATTTTATCCATTGTAGATTGTTTTACATCTTTAAATGGTTGACTAAAAAATTCATTGCCACCAATTTGAATAGGTGCTCCAGCTTCACTAACTCTTAGATTAGTTTTATAGCTTTCAACCATACTATCTCGTTCTTGTATTTTGTTTTTAATTTCTTCGTTTAAATTCTTTTTTAATACATTATAATCTGATTTAGAATTTTCTAGATCAGGAGTTAGAACTCCTCTACCTTCTTTAGCGTATCTTACAAAAGTATCTGCTTTTTTCTTACTGTCAAAAATAAGATCGTTTATTTCTTGGTCTTTAGCATTTAACGCAGTTGCTTGATCAAATATTTCTCCATCACCACCATTCTTTACAAAAATATCTTTGACTTCTTCTACTCTTGCTCGGTCACCACTTTTGTATAAACCAAACGACATTGCTTGAACTGCATTACCTAATGCTTCATCATGTTTTTGACCTTTACTTTTATTATTTTCATAATCTAATGCTCCAATAACAATATCAATTCCACCAAATACTTTACCCACAGTTCCTGCTGTTCCTCTTGCTGCATTTTTTACTGCTTGCCCTGCTTTAGAGTTTAAAATTTTTTGAACTGCTGGATCTTTCATTAACAAGTCAGTATTAAATCCAGAACTAAAACCAACAAAACTTCCTTTGCCATCAATGTAATCGTCTATTTCTTTTAATTTTTTTTTATTAAAAGGTTTAATTGATTTAAAGACTGACATGTCTTTACCAGTGTCAACCCCAGCTTCTATTAATTGTTTTTGTAACTTTTCATCAGCTAAAACTTTTTTAGAAAAATCTCCAACTTTTTGATAATCATCAATTACTTTTGTAGCATCAGCTATTAAATCAGATTTTCCGACTGGTTGTGCTCCAAAGTTATAAACATAACCACCTTTTGAAGTTCCTCCAAACTCTATGCCAATATTTTTTTGTAAATCATTTAAAAGTTTTAATCTTTTTTTAACATCTGGATTGTTTGGATCAATTTTATTTAATCTATTAAGTTCAATTCTAGCATTATCAAAATTTGTTTTAAATCTATTTACAGCAGATACAGTAGGTTTAACTTTAATTAAATTAATTGGATTTTCACCTTGTTTAACTTCTTTTAAAAATTGAAAAGGAACTACGTGATCTAAAGATAAACCAAGTTCAGGAAATTTTTCTTTTAAAGCTCTAGAAAATTTATAGTATTCTGATAAAGATTTCATAGCTTGTTTTTGAGCTTTTGATCCTTTTGGATAAGCACTTGCAACTAAATCTCCTATTCTTCTTTGATATATATCTTCAAAATCAGGCGCGTTTCTTATTTTATCTAAAACATTTTTTAATCTTTCTGGTTCATCATAAGGAACAACAATAGACCCCCCTTCTCTTGTTCTCATTCTATAAATATCTCCCACTAAATCAGACAAAGTGGTTTGTGTTTTTTTAGAATTTAAATTAAATCTTTCAGATATTTCTTTAGCTGTAATTTTTTCGGAGTTTTCTACAAACTCAAACAAATCTTTTCTAGTTTGTAAATTTCCTGTTTTTAATCTACCAGATTCATAATCAAAGTTTTTTTTATAAAAATCATCTCCCTTATTTGCTTTTATCCAATCTTCTACTACACTATCAGACACATCCGCTTTTCTTGCAATTTGTGCTCTGTTTAATTTTCCTTCATCAACTGCTTCTTCTATTATTTTGTTATATGCTTGCTGATCTCCAATAGTTAAATTTTTTCCTGCAACTCTACCAAACTCTTCGTTTATTTGTCCTCTTGCAACTAAAGCATTAATTGCAGAACTAATTGAATTTCTAGATAACGTTTTATCTAATTTATTCATTTTTGTTATGATTGTTTCAATATCATTACCTGCGTTTGTAGATTTTATTAAAGCGTTAGATAGTTTTTCATTATTTAATATTTTTACACCACTACCTGCTTTTCCTGGGTTTAATATGTTAGTAACTTTTCTCCACAAAGATTTATCACCTCTTTGTTTAACTCCAATATCATAATTATCTACTCGACTTGTTGGTTCACCAAATTTTAATTTTTTAAATTCTTCTTTTGTTAGATTATCTTTTAATAACTGTAATTTTTCTTTTGGAAGTGGAATACCTTTTTGTTTGCTTTTTGGAACTGCAAAACCTGTTCTATTACCCATAGCTTCTCCCATTTGCACCGCATTTAACATTCGTCCACCTTCAGCTGCAGGGTTACGTTCTTCAAAGTCCTTAAATGGATTTTGTATAGGCGGTAACTCTGATGCAGGCTTCATGGTTCCCGGACCAAACTTTTCGTTTATCATATTTTTAATTCTATCTGTCTCAGCGCTTGCTAATCTAAAAGCTTCTTCGTCTTCTTTGACTAATTGTTGAAACACTCCACGACTATCTTGTGAATTTAGTGCGTAGTTTTTAAACCATCCCTGTGCTTTAAAATAATCGTTGCTCATATTAAGTTGGGTCGTAAATACCTATTTCATCTGTTATAAAATCGGCAGGTTCATTTTCCATTTTTTTTAAAATTTTTTTCTTTTTAATACTCTCAGATATATCTTTAATCAAAGTTTTTTGACCACCTAGTTCTGCTAGCTCTGATGTATCAGAGTATAAACCTTTAACATCACTTGTTATGTTTTCTCCTACTTCTAAACTAGGACCATCTAATGGATTACCTCCTATATATTCCGGAATAGCTTCATTTGCTTCAAACTCATCTAGGGGTTTAACACCTTTAGTTCCTTCATCAGCAACACCTGGAACATATCTCATGTTAACACTTTCACCAAGTGCTGTGTTACCGCCAATATAATCTATATCAATCTCACCACTTCGTGTATCATAGTAAACGTCAACTTTACCAGTTGGTGTGTCTAATGATTTAACAACTTGACCGTCTTTAATTGCGTTTTGTGATATATCTTTACCTTCTCTAAGCGCTCTGTTAACTAATGGTTGTAACCACGCCGGTGCGCCTGAGCCACCTTCTATAATTACTTCGTCAATTGCTTTCTTGCTTATGGCTCCTGATTCTTTGCCAAACATTTTAGCAAGTCCTGTTTTAAGAGCTACAACACCTGCTGCAGTTCCACCTAAAAATTTTAAAAAACCTCTACGACCTTTATCAACTATATTACCTTTATTGTAACCTTGTCTTAGTCCTGCGATGCCACCGTCTGCTACTGTTATTCTCTCTAAAAATTTATTTTTATCTATGGTGTCTAGGTATTCATTAAATTCTTTTGGACTTGTCGGTTCTTGGTCTCCTTTAAAAGGGTTAAGAGGAGTTTTTTCTTCGTATTCAGGTAGTTTATCATAAATTTGTTGTGGAGATAAAAAACCTTCTTTTAAATCTCTTTGAGTTGTTTTACTATTTAAATAATCTAATTGTGGCTCAGTTAACTCAACCATTTGCATAACACCATTTTGATCTTCTTCTAATTCTGCTTCACTTCTTAAATTTTTTAATTTGTCCATTATTGATGGTCCAAATCTTTTTATTCCATAACTTATACCTAAACCTATGGGATCCATTTTATATAAATTTTTTAAGTAGTTAACTTCTTGACCAGTGCTAATTAAATTATTTATTTTAGAGTCTTGTGGTTGTGGGTTTTGATACT